TTCGCTGGCTATTAGACCATGACCCAAAGCAGTGGGCCTAGGTCGCTACTGCCTTCGAGACAAAGAAGGCAAAGATTGGAGTTAAGGTCGAGGCGTACTAATGGAGCGCATGACCTTGACCGATAGTGAGCTGCATATGCTCATTCAGGCGCTGAAGCACACTAGCTTCAGCGATCAACCGGATCAGGTTCGATTACAGCGAAAACTAAACCGTTGGCTTGAGCATCCTGATCTCGAATTTACGACAACTGAAAAAGGAAAATATAATGGATAGAACAATGGATGAAATTTTGGATGAGGTCTTTGCCCTCATATTTGGAAAGGATTGGTAATGGCTATCAATTTAAAATCACTGTCGAAACCGACAGGACAACGCCCAGTCATAATGACCCTCTTCGGGGAGGGTGGCATGGGGAAGACAACCCTAGCGGCAATGATGCCGGGACCAGTTGTCTTCATTCGTACTGAGGACGGCACGGCGTCACTGACAGGTAATGACAACGTCAGCCTGTTTCCACTGGCAACGTCTTCTCAAGAAGTATTGGACGCCATTGAAACTCTAGGCACAGAAAAGCATGAGTTTAAAACGCTGATTATCGATAGCATAACTCAGTTGGCCACAATAATCGAAAGTGAGATTGTTGCAGCCGATCCTAAAGCCAAGAGCATAAATCAAGCGGCTGGCGGTTTTGGAGCGGGTTACGGAGCTGCCTCAGAGATTCATCGGCAGGTGCGGGAATATGCGGGAAGTTTGGCTTATGAAAGCGGTATGAACGTGGTATTCCTAGCTCACGCAGATGTCGAGACATTGACCCTGCCTGATATGGACCCCTACAATCGATACGTCTTGAAGCTCCATAAAAAGTCTCAAGGACATTGGACTGACAACGTGGATTTAGTTGGGCTTATCCGACTGAAGACATTTACCAGAGGTGAGGGCGATAAGAAGCGCGCCATCTCCACAGGTGAGCGAGAGATCCTGTGCTTTCCACAGGCTTCAAGCGTCACCAAAAATCGGTTCAATATTACTGAGCCACTGCCATTCACATTTGAGGGTGGCAACCCTTTCACAGAATTTTTACCAAACCAGAAGGAGAAATAAAATGGACTTAAATGGATTTGACGCATCGGCCATAGAGCCACAGACAACGTATGAACCACTGCCAGCAGATTGGTACAAATGCGTGATTACTGATACCGAAGAGAAGCCGACAAAGGCTCAGACGGGATCATACCTTGAGCTAAAAATTGAGGTGATAGATGGGCAGCACCAAGGGCGTCTTGTATTTGAGCGCCTGAACCTCAAGAACCCGAACAGCGTTGCTGTCGAGATTGCTCAACGCAGCCTGTCGAGCATCTGTCGGGCGATAGGTGTCAACAGTCCCAAAGACAGTGCAGAGCTTCGTGACAAGCCCATGATGGTTAAGCTGGCAGTTAAGCCAGCAGACGGTCAGTATGGCGCGTCTAATGAGGTTAAGGGCTATGACGTAGTCGGTGGGGAGACTGCGGAAGCAGCTCCTGCAGCAGCAGCAGCCACGGCCTCTGTAGGTGGAGGTTCAACACCACCTTGGAAGAAGTAGGTCTATTGAAGGATGGGGTGGCTAACACTGCCCCATTTTATGAATAGAAGGGAAGCCAGATGAACTTAGAACAATATGCCACTCCAGCCACGATTGATGCGATTTACAAGCACTATAAAGTAAAGCGCAAGAATGAGCACAGACCACACTTAGGTGGGTCACAGATTGGCAACGAGTGCAGTCGCGCTCTCTGGTATCAGTTTCGTCATGCTTGGTCGCCCACTTTTGATGGTCGTATGTTGCGACTGTTCGAGACAGGTGACCGCGAAGAAGATCGTATCGTGGCTAACCTACGGGCTGTTGGCGTTACGGTCTGGGATAAAGATCCAGACACAGGCAAGCAGATTAGGTTTGCAGAGTGTGGTGGCCACTTCGCATTGTCGCTGGATGGGGTGGGTGAGGGGTTTGCGGAAAGCAGCAAGCCACACACGCTAGAGTTCAAGACGATGAACGATAAGAACTTTAAATCTATGAAGAACTTAGGGTGCAAGAAATCCAAGCCAGTGTATTGGGCGCAGTGTCAAATCGGTATGCACTTGGGTGACATGGACAGGTGCTACTTCTTCGCCGTCAACAAGAACACAGATGAGATGTATGGCGAAAGAATTAAGCGCGACAAGGCTGTTGGCAACTTGCTGGTGAGCAAGGCCAAGAACATTATATTTTCTGATACACCGCCTGCCAAGCTAAATGAAGATCCCAGCTACTGGCAGTGTCGGTTCTGTAGCTACTTCGCTGTGTGTCACGGGTGCAAAGTTCCAGAGGTGAGCTGTCGGACGTGCAGCCATGTAACGCCAGAGCAGGATGGGACGTGGAGCTGCGCCAAGGGGAAGCCTGTCGTTACTTGTGATGAGCATCTGTTTATTCCTCAGATCATGCCAAAGGATTTTGTAGTTACGGACGCTGGTGATACCTTTGTGGAATACGAGGATCAGGACAGTGGCGAGATCATTCGGAACGAAAACAATAGCCAAGCTATTTTTGATGAAAGGATGCGACATGGATGAACACGAACAGATGGAAATACTGATCAACAATATATTGGGGGTGATGCCAGATGAAATGAGTGATGAAGGTTTGGTGTGTATCATCTTGAACTTGGTGGCAGTGTATTCTCGCTATGCAAATTGGCCCCAGATACAAAATGATGTTTCTATTAATATTTTGGATGTGGTGAGCGAAAATCGTGACGTAAAAATTGCAGTCCAAGACGCTGATAATTTTTTGGAGAAAATTCGTAATGAAGTTTAGGCCAACATATGAAACTTCTGGGGATCTAAAGAAAGAAACACTGGCGGTAAAAAGATTTATTGCAAGTTTTGGTGGCGATGTAGATTTTGCTAAATTGCCCATACAGTACAAAATGGATTTTTGTTTGATTGACAACAAAACAGTCTGCACTTTTGTAGAAGTTAAATGCAGAACAAATAAAAAAACTGCATATTCCACATACATTATTTCCATGTCTAAAGTTGTTGCGGCAAAATCTTACAGTGACATTGGGATTAACTGCATACTTTTAGTGCAATGGACTGATCAAATGGGATGGGTTGATATGTCTAATAATGAATGGGACGCTAAAATTGGTGGCCGAAAAGATAGAGGTGATTGGCAGGACATAGAGCCTGTAATCCACATACCAATTTCTGAATTTAATATTGTAGGTGAAACATGACGTTTGAACTGAGAGACTACCAAAAAAAAGCTGTTGATGGCCTTTACAATTATTGGGCTGGCAAGGCTGGAGATAACCCACTAATTGTGGCTCCCACTGGATCAGGCAAGACGGCGATCATAGCGCAGATTATAAAAGACGCCATGTCATTCCAAGGAACACGGGTGTTGGTTGTTACGCACGTTAAGGAGCTGCTTGAGCAAGGAGCCAACGGATTGCTAAAGCTGTACCCAGAAGCTGATTTTGGGATGTACAGTGCAGGTTTAAAGCAGAAGGTTCTAGACCGCCCAATCACCTTTGCAGGCATCCAGTCGATCTGGCAGAGGGCGTATGACATAGTTCCAGCGCCAGACTTAGTATTGATCGATGAAGCGCACTTGCTGCCTAAGAACACTGAGACTAGATACAATCGCTTTATAAGTGACCTGAAGACCTGCAACCCAATGGTTAAAGTCGTTGGATTGACAGCCACGCCGTACAGGCTGGACACGGGATATTTGCATAAAGGTAAGGGCGCAATTTTTGATGGGATCGCCTACGATATCCCAGTGGCCATGCTGATGGAGCAGGGTTACTTGTCGCCAGTCATATCAAAGGGTGGCGTAAAGCAGATTGACCTTACCAATGTCGGCAAGCGAGGCGGTGAGTTTATTGAGTCAGAACTTGCGATAGCGGCATCTGACCCAGAGCTTGTGAAGTCTACAGTCGAAGAGATTGTGCGATTGGGCGCCGACAGGAAGAGCTGGCTGGTGTTTAGCTCTGGGGTAAACCACGCCTATATGTTGAAGAATGAATTTGAGAGACACGACATTGATGTGGGTGTGGTTACGGGCTCAGACGGTAATAAGGTGCGTGAGCAGACGATTGCAGATTTCAAAAGTGAAAAGCTGAAATGCCTGATTAACGTCAATGTATTGACCACAGGGTTCGATCATCCTCCCGTAGACCTCTGTGCAATTATCAGGGCCACTGCCTCAACTGGCCTCTACGTCCAAATAGTTGGGCGTGCCATGAGAGTGGCTGAAGGCAAAACAGATGCATTAATTTTGGACTACGGCCAAAATGTAGAACGGCATGGATTTATTGATAAAGTAAAACCAAAGGACAAGTCGGCAGGAGCTGGCGAGGGTGAGGCTCCTGTTAAGACCTGCGAGAGCTGCCAGACAATGGTTCACGCAGCCTGTAAGATCTGTCCTGAGTGCGGGTTTGAGTTCCCCCCACCAGCACTTAACCACGCGGCAAACTCTTACAAAGGGGCCATGCTATCGTCACAGGTAGAGGCTGAGTGGTATGAGGTGGACAGCGTGATGTACGGACGGCACAAGAAGGAGGGCAAACCTGACAGTGTGAAGGTTACATACTACGCTGGGATGGTTTCTGTGAGTGAGTGGCTCTGCCCAGACCACGGTGGATATGCAGCCAGCAGATATACTGCGCGCAAGGCAAAATTAAATTCTGATGCCGACACAACGGACGATGCTATGAATGAGTGTCACTTCTGGACTGAGCCCAGCCGCATTAAGGTTAAGCCTTCCAGCCACAACCCAAAGTATCAAGAGATCGTAGAATTAGATTACACACAAGTGGAGAGAAAACATGAGGCGCAAGAAAGTCCATACGCTGATTTCAGTCTCGAAGACATCCCCTTCTGAGCATTCAGAGCAGGTTGGTTTTATCAACTGGTTTCGAGTTCAGTATCCACGGGTGTTAATATTTGCGATACCCAATGGCGAGAAGAGATCTATCAGTGTTGCCAAGCGTTTAAAAGCTGAAGGCGTGGTTCGAGGCATACCTGACTTATATATTCCTGAGTGGAACTTGTGGGTGGAAATGAAGCGCGTAACTGGTGGGCGACTTTCCCCCGATCAGAAAGGAATGATCACTTACCTTGAAAATATAGGTCACAAAGTTATTGTTGGGAAAGGTGCAGGCGATGCCTCTAAGCAAGTATTGGAGTTTTGCAATGAATAAACTTCTTAAATATGAAAATATAGAACAAGACGAAATAACTGAAAAAGTATCTAAAAATTTTGATTATGATTTTAACGGTATTTCTGAATGTGCTGTTCCAACTCTTCCAGAACTACCAACAGATTTTAAAATTGGTTTAATTGTAGGACCGTCTGGAAGTGGAAAGTCCACTATGTTAAAATTATTTGGCGAGGAAACAGCGCCACAGTGGCATGACAACAAGGCAATAGTTTCTCATTTTTCTGATGCAGATGACGCACAAACAAAACTAAGTGCGGTTGGATTAAACAGTATTCCAGCTTGGTTTAGACCATATAAAATACTTTCTACAGGCGAAAAATACAGAGCAAATTTAGCCAGACAATTAAGTGATGGTGCAGTAGTTGATGAATTTACCAGCGTTGTTGATCGATCAGTTGCTAAATCATGTTCCGCAGCGTTGAGCCGATACATTAACAACAGTGGTATACATTCTGTGGTATTTGCTTCTTGCCATTACGACATAATTGAGTGGCTTCAACCTGATTGGGTTTATGATACTTTAACGAAAGATTTTCTTTCAAGGGGGTGTCTTAGGCGTCCCGACATTGAATTGGAAGTCATACCTTGCAGGTCGCAGTCGTGGCCAATCTTCCGCGACCATCACTATCTCTCAGGAAACCTCAATAAGAGTGCAAAACACTGGGTATGCCTCTGGGGATCAAATGTCGTTGGATTTACCTCTGTTTTAACTATGCCAAGTGGGACTTTAAAAAATGCATATAGAGGACACAGAACTGTCGTTCTTCCTGATTATCAAGGTCTTGGCATTGGTGTCCGTTTGAGTGACGCTATAGGACAAATTCATATTGAAGAAGGTAAAAGATATTTTAGTAAGACAACTCATCCGCGCATGGGTGAATATCGAAATAAATCTGCCAAATGGAGATCAACTTCTAAAAATATGAAAGTTCGTTCTTTGACAGGTGAGAACAGAAATTTCAGTTGGGTTCCAAGAAATGTTTTTTCTTATTCTCACGAATACACGGGAAACAAATGACAAAGTAGATAAATTGATAGTTTTGACATCTCTGTCGGTGTGAATAACTATAGGATAAAATACAAAGCAAATAACCAACACAATAAATTTAAAATTAAAACAGGAGGAAAAACTATGAGTAAGAAAGCAAAAAAAACCAAGAAGGGTAAGAGGCGTTGGTCGCTAGATGAGATGCGCTTGCTTTTGAAGTATCGCACTGACGGGTTAAACAACAGTGAGATTGGAAAGAAATTTGGTCGATCAGAGAAGTCTGTGAAGTTAAAAATAGACAGCTTAAACAAGGATAGCATTGTGGCTCCCAAGCCAAAGATTGTTAAGCTCAAGGTTGATGCGACACCAGCGAGTGAGGCATTATTTCCAACTGAGGCTGATGCAAAGCCGTTTTTTGCAGGCAGAAAAATATCTAAAAGATATATTGTTTTAGCTGCGGCCACAGTGGCTCTGATAGCTGCTATCATCCTTGAAAGACTTATCTGATGATTGATGACACGTTGACGCCCTTTCAGGTGTCACATCTACAGTTCCTGCGCTCTGAGGTGGATCGGGCGCAGGACGAAAGATTTCGCAGGGA